GCCGAACCCAGAAGAGACTAATCTACCACAAGGAGGTTCCTTAAAGGAAACCTAATCGCTTGGGCAGCTTCGGCTCTCCCAACCTCTAGCTCACTCGTTTAAAACGGTGAGCCCCACCGCGGCTTGATGTCGACGGCCACGGGGCGTCCAGAACGCTCCAAGTGCTTCGGATCGAACAGCGGATATTCGCCGCGCTCGAGGAAGAACTTGAGCAACGCGTCTAGGTCATCCAGTGTGTTAACGGGTGACTGTGACACCTCCATATAGCCCTTAACCAGGGGCGAGTGGAGGGTCGCGTGCATCTTCTCGGCGTCGCAGCCGAGAAAGGTAACGCGACCATGCAAGGGAGAAGACGGCAAGACATCGGGAAAGTGACGAATCACATCCCGAATCTCGCTATCTAGCCACTTGACCACCGACCAGTAGCCAGTTTTGTAAAACTGGTTCCTGAGTTCGATGATCGAGATGACTTCCCTAGCGTCCTTGGGTGACGAAGGAGATTCTCTCCGAACGCGGACAATAGATACGTCCTCGCCGTTGTAGAATTCCTTACCGCAAGACTCTCTGAACTTTCCAGTCCAGAATGACTTGCCAGAGTTCACCTTCGCACCGAAGTGCTCGAGTGAGTCTATCACCATCGAGACACAGTGCACAGGGACAATGATGTCATCCCCATACACACGCACCTCCCCAACGAACCGTTCCAGGTCACGTTGGGAGAAGTTACTACCTAAGCTCCGTTCAATGCCCATAAAGGCCAAGGTCAGAAAGACCATAGCCTCAACGGGGAAGCACAGAGCTGAACCCATAGACGCGTACTTGGACAGCGGCATTACACCGTAGCCAGGTACGTCGGCCTTACGGGACCGTGTTGCGTCGATCGCCCAATGCAAATGCGGGTAATCTTCGAACATAGCCTCGACCAGCCGATAGGAGACACGGTCCGATGCTTCGCTAAGGTCTAGCGTTGCAAGGGATCCATCACTGGATCCACGCTTAGCCATGAGCTGATTAGGCTCCTGGTGCCGCGTGTCCATGAACCGATTTAGGTGGTAAACCTTCCTCAGTTCAGCCAGGATCGTATCGTTAAGAGCTTGCTGCATGAACATCATGCATGTGGGCTCCATGGCGATGATTCTGGGTGTCTTCAATGTTTTAGGAACAGAGATCACTTGTACAGGGATCTCTGCTTCGGGTTCGATGAGGTTCACGGACTCCGACATCTCGCTCACAAAGGAGGAGTTAGGAGCCAGGAATTCTTCCCAAGGGAAGATCTCCTGTAACCGTACTGGCCAGTCCCGCTGCCGATACTTTGCGTTTCCGCGCAGTTTGTCGGCTGTGGAACCAGGGCCATGCTTGGGCATAATCAATTCGCGATCGAAGACCTTTTGGTCGACTTCCGCAAACGACTGCCCAAACAGCATGTTCGACATGCGCTTAAAAGCGGCGTAATCACTTGCCGTCAAACGCGCATCGTTCAT